TGGCTATTACAGGTGAGGATTGAGCCGTGGGCTACGCGTCAAAGCTCGGCAGAGCCAAGATCAGTTCAAAAAATCCGCAGGCGGCTGCGGTGTGCGACCGTTGCGGCGGCGTCTTCAACCACGTCGATCTCCAGTGGCAGATGGACTGGGCAGGCGCGGCGCTGATCAACAAGCGCCTGCTGGTCTGCCACGCCTGCCTCGACGACCCCCAGCAGCAATTGCGCGCCATTGTCGTTCCGGCCGACCCGATGCCGATCATGAACCCGCGCGTGCAGGATTATCGACTGGCGGAAAGGAACGCCCGGCAGGCCAGCGGCTACAACACGGTCGATAAGCGCACCGGCATTCCGATCCCCGGCGGGCCGACCCGCACCACGCAAGTTGACGACACCCGCGTCACGCAGCAGACCGGCGAGCCGCCGGGCGGCCTGAATCAGCGTCCCGGCACCGATCCGAATGCGCCGGGCAACAGCGATCCGGGCCTGCCCTACGACAATGTGGATGTTCCAAACACGGGGCCGCTCAAATAATGGCAAACGTCCAGATCCCCAACCTCCCCGTCGCCTTGTCGCTTTCCGGCAATGAATCGCTCGAAATCGTGCAAGGCGGCGTCTCGATGCGCGCCACTACCAGCCAGATGGCCGATCTGACTTCCGCTGGGCCTCCGGGGCCGCCGGGTCCGACAGGGCCAATAGGGCCGACAGGACCAACGGGGCCGACAGGACCGCAAGGCACGCCGGGCGCCGCAGGCAATCCCGGCGGAACGGCTGGTCAGGTCCAATACAACAATGCTGGCACTTTCGCCGGATTTACGATGAGCGGCGATGGCACGCTGGTCGCTTCGACCGGCGTCATCACGGTCACCAAGACCGGCGGCGTGAATTTCGGCCCTTACGCCACGGCGCTGACGCTCCCTGTGTTCACCAGCGGCGCGGCTGGCGTGGTCCCTGCGTCAGGCGGCGGCACCGCCAACTTCATGCGTGCGGACGGCGCGTGGGCTCCCCCTTCGGCATCGACGGCGGCTGGCGGCACCAACGGGCAGATTCAGGTTAATAGTTCCGGCTCTCTGGCTGGCGTGACCCAGAACGGAACGGGCCAGCCTGTCGGATCCACGGGAGCGACAAGCGTGAATTTTGGGACGCCCGCCACCGTCAGCAGCGCCTCCGCCAACGCCGTGTTTTTTCTCGCCAAGTCCACGGGCGCGTTCAGCAATCTGGTGACAGGCCTTTCGAACAGCAATGCGCGCTGGAGCACGGTTCTTGGCGACTCCACGACGGAATCAGGCTCCAACACCGGGTCTAATTTCGCCCTCACGCGCTATACCGATGCTGGCGGCGTCATCGACAACCCGATTTCAGTCAACCGCGCCACCGGGCAGACGACGTTCGCGCAGCCGATCAATGCGCCCGGTTTGGACATGCGCAACAGGCTGATCAACGGCGAGTTCAAAATTGATCAATGGAATAACTACAGCACGAAGACCCCCACGAACAGCACCTTTGTAGCCGACAGATGGGTGTATTCTTGCTCTCAAGCCAGCAAGTTTTCCTCGGCATCAATAAACAACAGCGGCCTCGCTTTGATTGGCGGTGAGTTCCAAACCTACATGGAACTGACAGTGCTCTCTGCATACACGCCTCTTACTGCCGACTATTTCAGTATTGTCCAAACCATAGAGGGAGTTAACTGGTACGATCTCGGCTTTGGCTTGTCCGGCGCGAAGCCGGTAGCGTTCTCTTTTTGGGTCAACACCACCGTCACCGGCACACATTCTGGGTCGCTCAGGAACGACAACGCCTCCAGATCCTACCCGTTCTCGTTTTCGGTGCCACTAGCTAATACGTGGACGAAGATTATTGTCCCTATCGCAGGGGATACCGGCTCGACATGGCAGGGGTTCACCAACGGCGCTGCGGCTTCAGCTGTGATCAATCTAGGCAGCGGGGCGACGTACCAAGGTCCGGCGGGCTTCTGGGCAAACAGCAACTACGTCGCGGCATCCGGTTCCGTCAACGTGGTGGCGACCGCAGCCGCGAAGTTCAGGATCACGGGCGTTCAGATTGAGCAGGGGTCGGCGGCGACGGCGTTTGATAGAAGGCCATTCGATACAGAGGTGCGGATGTGCCAGCGGTACTTCCAAGGTGGCAGTGGCGTTTGCTCTCAATACAGCCCAATAAGCGGAAACGCGCTGTACACTCCGCTCAACTTCGTGGCGTCCATGCGCGCATCCCCTTTGGTTGCCGTCAGTCCGAATGGTGGGACCGGCTGGGCTTCTGTCACCTATGCTGGCGTCACGGCCACGGGTTTTTCCCTACAATCCACTTCTAACATAGTGGGCGGCGTAGCGTTCAACTTCACTTACACAGCCAATGCGGAGCTTTGACATGAGCGCCGCCGACATCCTCAACCTCCCGGTCGCCACTTCCCTGTCTGGCGACGAATTCATCGAGGTGGTTCAGGCCGGAACCCTTCACCGCGCCACAGTCAAGCATTTCAGCAAAAGGCTGCTTGAAGCCAACGGCCCTCTTCCGGGGGTTATCCTTCTGGACGGCCGGGAAGGCCCGCAGGGAGGCACAGGACCGGCAGGACCACCCGGCCCGCTAGGTCCACACGGGCCGCCCGGCGGCCCCGGCCCGCAGGGCGTCGCTGGCCCTCCGGGGCCAACTTTCATTCCGGCCTCCGGCGCCGTGATCCGCTCATGGTCGGTCTACGACAGCAATCGGCATTTGTTCAAGGAGCGCTATTTTTTGGGCTCCGATTACCAGAAGAAAAATTTCTACCCGCAACTGATGCTCGCGCCTGCCGTGTCGGCCATTGGCAACCGGTTGCGGCTGCGGGCCAAGATCTGGTGCAGCGGCACAAACACCGACTGCGTCATCAATGGCGGCTTGTTCCTGAACGGAACAAAGGTGGTGAGCGTCGCGCGCGCCTTCGCTGACGCGCCGCTGCTGTTCGACTATGAAATCATCCCGACCGTCATGACGCCGCAGATGTTCTCTTTCTGCGTCGGCACGGCTGAGAGCGGCGCTGATTGCATTGTCAATGTGCCGCACCTAGTCCAGAGTTGCCTCGTGATCGAGGAGATACAAGCGTGAGCGATGTCCAGATCCCAAACCTTCCCGCCGCGTCTTCCTTGTCAGGCCAAGAGCAGATCGAAGTCGTGCAGGATGGCGTCTCGGTGCGCGCATCGACATCGCAGATGCTTGACCTGTTCACTCTTCCTCTCGCCTCCGACGTTCTGCCGTCAATGGATGGAACGGCGAATGCGGGCGGCAGCATAAATTACGCGCGCGGCGACCATGTTCACCCGTCCGACACCTCGCGCTATGCCGCCAGCAACCCGGCGGGATATCAGACGGCGGCGCAAGTCACCGCCACGCTGGTCCCCTACGCCAAGATCGACTCGCAGATATTCACCGGCACGCCGTCTCTGCCAACCGGGACCGCCGCCGTCACGCAGGCGCCGGGCGATAGCTCTGCCAAGATCGCCACCACCGCCTTTGTCGCCGCCTCCAATACGGCCCAGAACCTAGGCACAATGGCGACCCAAAACGCCAACAGCGTCGCGATCACGGGCGGCGCGATCAACGGCACGACGGTCGGCGCGACCACGGCGAGCACGGGCGCCTTCACCACATTGAGCGCCACCACCAGCGCCAATTTCACCACGTCCGGCACAGTCACCATCAATCCGGCAACGCTCGGCGCGATGAACAATGTGACCATTGGCGCAACCACGCCTGCGGCTGGCACTTTCACCAACCTGACCGCGTCCGGCACGGTTTCCGGCGCCGGATTCACGACGCTGCTCTCGACCTACGCCAAGATCGATTCTCAGGCTTTCACCGGCACGCCCAGCCTGCCCACCGGCACGACCGGCATCACGCAGGCGACGGCCGACAGCACCACAAAACTGGCGACCACGGCTTTCGTCAAGGCGCAGGGCTACGCGACTACCGCGTCCCTTGGCACGATGTCCACCCAGAACGCCAATGCCGTCGCCATCACCGGAGGAGCGATAGATGGCACGCCTATCGGCGCCACGACGCGCAGCAGCGGCGCTTTCACCACGCTGGCGGCCAACGGCGCGGCGACCTTCACAGGCTCGCTGACGGCCTCGCCAGCCAGCGCCAACGTCGTTCTTTCGCCGACCGGCACTGGCGTTGTCACTATCGCCCCGGCGACGCTCGGCACGATCAACAATATGTCGGTGGGCGCGACCACGCCCAGCACCGGCGCTTTCACCACCTTGGTCGCCACGTCGATCAACAGCACGCCCATTGGGGCCACGACGCCCAGCACGGGCGCTTTCACCACTTTGAGCGCCACCAGCACAGCGACATTCACGGGCGCGCTGACGGCCTCGCCAGCCAACGCCAGCGTGACCCTGTCGCCGACCGGCACCGGCACCGTCACCATCAATCCGGCGACGCTCGGCAACATCAACAATATGACCATCGGCGCGACCACGGCGGCGGCTGGCACCTTCACCAACCTGACGGCGACCGGCACGGTGTCGGGCGCTGGATTCACGACGCTGCTGACGCCTTATGCGCTGGTCAATTCTCAGGTCTTCACCGGCACGCCCAGCCTGCCGACAGGCACCATCGGCGTGACGCAAGCGGCGGCCACCAATAACACGACGCTGGCGACCACGGCTTATGTGAAGTCACAGAACTACTTGACCGCCAACCAGACAATTACCCTCTCTGGCGATGTCACCGGATCTGGCGCTGCGGCAATCGCGGCGACGGTCGTGCAGCTTCAGGGCCGACCGCTGTCGGCTTCTCTGCCCGCCACCGGCAACCTGATGGGCTGGAACGGCACGACGTGGGGTCCGGTTGCAGCGGGCGCGGCTGCGGCTGGCGGCACCGCCAACCAGATCCAGTACAACAATGGCGGCGTCCTCGGCGGCATTGCCACTACCGGCACTTTCGCTGGCAGCAGCGTGGTGATGAGTATCTCCCCGACCTTCGCCAACAGCATAGTGATCAATAGTGCGGCGGGTGGCCCTTCGCTCACGATGAGCAAGTTTACCGGCGCGTTCAACAATATGCTCCTCGGCAGGACGAACACCTTCAACAGGTGGAATCTCAGCCTCGGCAATTCGACCGCTGAAACTGGTTCGTCCAACATCGGATCGGACTTTTCGCTCGACCGCTACGATGATGCAGGCAACTTTATCGACCGCCCACTCTCGATCTACAGGACCGATGGACACGCCAACTTCTCCGTAAACGCCACGTTCCCGGCAGGCATCACCGCTGGTAGCTCCACTTTCAACAACGCCTTCACGATAGCTCCTTCGGGCGCCACCAGCGCCATTCTCACGCTGAACAAGTCGTCTGGTAGCACCGGGGTTATAGCTGCCGTTGAGGGGCAGACTGTCGGGTCGCGGCGCTGGCTGACGATAATGGGCAACGGCACCACTGAGGGCGGCAGCAACGCTGGCTCCGATTTCCTGATCAATCGCTATAGCGACACGGCGGTGTTCATCGACACGCCCTTCCAGATTATCCGCTCGACCGGCGTCGCCACCTTTTCTAAAGCAATAACATCCGCCGGGGTAACAATCACCAGCCCAGCGGCGACCGACGCCATCCTGATTCTCAACAAGCCGGTCGCGACCCAGAACAACGTCATATACGGCCAGAAAGCTGGCGCGGCCCGGTGGGGCGTGGCGCTCGGCAACGCCACGGCGGAAAGCGGCAGCGACAAGGGCAGCGATTTCGCCATCAACAACTGGTCTGACGCCGGGGCGATCCTCGGCACCCCGCTACAGATACTCCGCACTGGCGGCTACACCTATCTGAACGGTAACGGCGCGACGCTGATTTCCAACACTTTTGAAGTTGCGCCTTACGGCCACACCGCCCTGCGTATGAACAAGGCCGGGTCAGGCAAGACCAATGTCATCTCCGGCATGAACAACGGCCTATCTCGCTGGAACATGGAGCTAGGCGACAGCACGACGGAAAGCGCCGGTAGCGGGTCTGATTTTATCATATCGCGCTGCAACGACGCCGGAACATTGCTTGACACCGCGTTCAAGATCGCCCGCTCGACCGCACAAGCCAACTTTTCGGGCGCGATAGTCACCACCGCCGGAATTGCAACCCTCGCGCCCCCGACTGGCGACGCCGCCCTCTACTTGGCTAAATCAGGGTCCGCCAAAACCAACCTCGTTGTCGGGCAAACCGGCGCATTTAATCGCTGGTTCATGGCGATGGGCGACAATACAGCGGAAAGCGGCGGCAACGCCGGTTCTAACTTTGCTCTGTCCCGCTTCAATGACGCTGGAGTTTACATAGACACCCCATTTTTTATTAACCGCAATGATGCCACTGTTGGATTTTCCAGCACTGTTACGGCTAATGCTTTCAAAGCAAGCGGTCCTTACGCGTTACAGGTTACTGGTCTGGAAGTTGGCTCCGGGCCAACATCCTACACTCAGTACCCCGCTATATGTAATCCATCTTATGGATCTATGAACTTCTATTGTCAGCATATACCCGGTACTTCAGTTAAGTGGGTTATGTCTATTGCGAGTGCTGGCTCCTTTGCATTTGATGGCAGCGGCAATGGCTATGCGCCCGCGTCGTGGATCAGCCTCTCCGACCTTCGCGTCAAGACCGACATCAAGGAAATCAAGTCGGCCCTCGAAAAAATCGGCAAGCTCACCGGCTGCACCTACGAGCGCACTGATCTGCACAATTTGGACGGCACTCGGTCCATGCATGCCGGTCTGATCGCGCAGGACATTCAGGCGGTGCTGCCCGAAGCCGTGTTCGAAGACAAGACGCCGGATGGAAAGATATTTGGCGAGGACGAGCCGGGCAGGCTGTCCTACGCAACAAACGGCGTCGTGGCGCTGCTGGTCAACGCTGTCAAGGAACTGACGGCGCGCGTCGAGGCGCTGGAGGCGGCTGCTGCTCCGGCGCCAGCCAAGACAAGGAGAAGCAGATGATCGACCGCGAGTTCTTCTTCGACACCGTCCGCGATGAGCTTTTCCCTAACGGGATGGCGCAGTCTCAGGTGGACGGCATGAACAATCTGCTCAACATCTGGGAGACTGACTATGCCGCCGCCAACCCGCGCGACGGCAAGATGTGGCTGTCCTATGGGCTGGCGACCGTCTACCACGAGAGCGCGCAGACCATGCAGCCCATCGAGGAATATGGGCAGGGCGAGGGCCACAGCTATGGCGAGCCGGATGGCCCCTACGGCCAGTGCTATTACGGGCGCGGCCACGTTCAATTGACGTGGCTCGAAAACTACGAAAAGGGCGAGGCGGTCTTCAAGGAAAAGTTCGACCGCAACGTGCCGATGGTCAAATACCCGCATCGCATGCTGGAGGAGGAAACCTCGGCGGTGATCCTGTTCGAAGGCATGATCGACGGCTGGTTTACCGGCGTCGGCCTGCCCGATTTCTTCAGCGCCGAAGAGGGCGAGGAAGACCCCTACAACGCCCGCAAGATCATCAACGGCCTCGACAAGGCCTCGACCATTGAGGGCTATTACTGGCAGTTCAAAGGCGCAATTCGAGATGCGGAAAGCAGTGTTTAATGGATCGGTCGTCGTCGCCGTCCTGACTGCCGCAGCCAACGGATCAATCGAGTGGCCGGGGGTTCTCGTCACGCCTGAACACATCGAGCAGATCCAGAAGGTGCTGTTCGCCGCCTTGAGCGTCTGGGCGGTTGCATTGCCCTTTATCCTGAAGGCGAGCAATAATATCGACGACCGGGCGAAGACCCGCAAGGAGCCGTGATATGGCGACAACCTCCGGCGTGACGCCGCTCACCTATGACAGCTATCTCAAGAACCTGTCCGTCCTCGCCGTGATCAACGTCGATACGTCGCCCGGTCTTGGAACATTCGCGGTCGATCCAAATTTCAACGCCATCATCCCGCAGATGCTCAATTACGCCGAATTGAGGATTCAGCGCGACCTCGACCTGATGCCGCTCCAGACCGTCAATAACACCTACATCCTGTCGAACGGAGGCAACCTCATCCAGATATCGGTGAATGATTTTGTGACCGTCCAGAACATCATGCTGGTCAATGGAACGGTCAAAAAGCACCTCGTGCCGATCTCCAAGGAATTCATCCAAGAGGTCTACGCCGACAGCGGAGTAACCGGACTCCCCCGGTATTTCGCGCCCTATGGCGGCGACGCCGCGACCAGCGGCAACACATGGATGACGTTTATCGTCGGCCCATATCCCGATAAAAACTATCCGCTCGAAATCGTGGGCTCGACCCGCATGATCAGTCTGGCTTGGTATGCGAATTCCTCGCTGTCCTCGACCGGGACAACCTTTATTTCGACCTTCCTGCCCGATCTGCTGCTGATGGCGAGCATGGTCTACATTTCCGGCTATCAGCGCAATTTCAGCGCCGCCAGCGACGATCCCAACATGGCGGTCAATTACGAGAAGCAATATCAGGCGCTGCTGAAGGGCGCGATGGTCGAGGAGGCGCGCAAGAGGTTCCGGGCGTCAGCATGGTCCTCAGAGGCTCCGGCGCCTGTCGCCGCGCCAGTGAGGGCATGACATGGCTCATCAGACTTTCAAGATCCGCCCCGGCGTCGAGGTCAACGAGACGCCTGTCCTCAATCAGACGGCCATTTCCGACTGCCAGCTAATCCGGTTCAAATACGACTCTCAGGGCGGCGGGCTGGTCGAGAAGCTCGGCGGGTGGACGAACTTTGCTCCGGCGGTCAGCGTCACGGCTCCGCCGCGCGCCTTGTGGGCGTGGGAGGATCTCGACGCCGATTCTTGGTTCGCCGTGGGCATGGAGTCGAACCCGATGCCGCTCGGCGAGGCCAAGCTCGTCGCTTATTCCGAAGATGAGCAGCCCGGCCAGACCGGACCCTATGACATCACGCCGCTTTATCTGGCCGACGATTCCGGCGTCAATTTTCAGGTCACGGCTGGCAGTCCTATCGTCACGATCATCGACACCAACACTCCAGCCTTGTCCATCTATGACACGATCTACATCGCGGTACAGGTGTCGCTTGGCGGCCTCGTCCTATTCGGCCAATATCCGATTTACGCCTTCGTCACCGCCGGTAAGATCCAGATCATCGCCAAGGATCTCCTCGGCCATCCTACTCCGGCTGTCGCGAACGCCGGGCCGGGCGGCTACGTTCCCACCATCTCCACGACAGTGGGGCTCGCTACCGCGACCGTGCATCTTCCGACCCACGGCTATGCGGTCGGAGGCGTCTTCACGGTCCTCGTCGCGTCCACGCACGGCGGCGTGACCTTGCTCGGTGACTACGACATCATTTCAGTGCAGGGCGTTGACGACTTTACCATCGCCCTCCCCACGACAGCGCCAGCCACGCAGACGGGCCAACCGATCAACAGCGGCAACGTCCGGCTGCTCTACAACATCGGCGGCGTCCCAGCCACCAGCGCCACCGGCTACGGCGTCGGCGGCTACGGCGTCGGCGGCTACGGCACGGGACAGACCGTGGCGGTCAACCCCGGCTCCAAGCTCCCAGCGACCGACTGGGCGCTCGACAATTGGGGACGGACGCTGCTGGTCTGCCCTGAAAAAGCCGTCATCGCTGGCGTTGCAGTGTCCGGCATTTATGAATGGACGCCGGACGGAGGTCAGGTGCTGGCGCAACTGATTCCGGAAGCGCCGCCGGTCAACGATGGCTTCTTTCTCGCCATGCCGCAGCGCCAGATCGTGGCGTGGGGCTCCAGCTTCACCGGCATCCAAGACCCGCTGCTGATCCGCTGGTGCGACATAAACGATTATCATACTTGGGTGGCGACGATCACCAATCAGGCGGGCTCCTATCGGCTCCCCAAGGGCTCAAGGATTGTCGGCGCGCTGCAAAGCTCGCAGCAGGCGGTCATCTGGACCGATATCGCCGTGTGGTCGATGCAGTACATTTCGCAGCCCTACATCTACGGGTTCAACGAGATCTCTACCGGCTGCGGCCTGATTGCCCAGAAGGCCTGCGGCACGCTGTTTGGCGTCACCTACTGGATGAGCCAATCGCAATTCTTCAAGCTGGGAGGCGGAGGCGTCGAGCCGATGCCATGCCCGATCTGGGACATAATCTTCCAGAACCTGAACAAGAACCAACTCGACAAGATCCGCTTTGCGCCCAACTCACAATTCAACGAGGTCGCTTGGTATTATCCATCGGCAGGCAGCGTCGAAAACGATTCTTACGTCAAGTTCAACGTGACCCTTGGCGTGTGGGATTTCGGCAGGCTGGCGCGGTCGGCTTGGATCAATCAGAGCGTCCTCGGCCCGCCGATTGGCGCTGACCCGGTGGCCCTGAAGATTTATCAGCACGAGACATCGACCGACGCGGCCGGACAGCCGATGGTGTCATGGTTCAAAACCGGATTTTTCGCCCTCTCCGACGCCGATGTGAAGACCTTCATCGATGAAGTCTGGCCCGACATGAAGTGGGGCTATTATGGCGGGCAAGCGAGCGCCACCGTCAATCTGACCTTCGGCGTCAAGGATTTTCCAAGTCAAAACGCCTTCCTCGTCGGCCCGTTCAGATTGACGCAGAGCGTCGATTTCATCTCGCCGCGCGTGCGCGGGCGGCTGGTTCAGATTTCGCTCGAGAGTCACGACCTCGGCACTTTCTGGCGGACAGGAGGCATGCGCTACCGGGGGAGCCCCGATGGCCGGTATTAGTCATCACCTCCTGCTCGACGCCTCCTTGGTGTGCATCGCTATCGTCCTGCTCATGTTCTTGTTCACGCAAAAAAGGGACTGATCGATGGACGCATCGATGAATGACATGCTCACGGCCATCAAGAACATCGTCACGGCGATCAATGATCAGTCGCGTCAGACGCTGTTGATTTCCGGTTCACAGGTCGCGGAGGGGCTGGCCTCCACTGCGGGCGGCATGGTGCTCACTGGGTCCGGGCGACTGGTCAATATCAGCGTCGTCACGGCAGGCTCCGGCGCGGGCGAGGTTCACGACACCAACGTCGCCACGAACATGACCGGGGCAAACTTTCTTTGCGTCATCCCTGCGGCTGTCGGCATCTATGCCATCAACATGCCGTTCAATCTCGGCATAGGCGTGAAGACCGGCGCGGGACAGGTGATCGCCATCAGCTATTCCATCGGAAACGTCGCCAGAGGAGGACAGTGATGCCCCTGATCAAATCGGGCAGCAAGGCTGCGATCTCAAACAATATCTCCGAGATGATCCACGCCGGTCATCCGCGCGATCAGGCGATTGCCGCCGCCATGGACACCGCGCGCCGCGCCACGCGCGATTTCGGCGGCCCGATGCCGCTTGGAAAGCCGCGCGAACTGCAAGGCCTCCAGCAGCTTCAGAAACTGCCCGGCGCGCCTTCAAGCAAGGTTCACACCGGCCCGATCCATTCCGCCGTTTCTGGGCGCACTGACCACCTTCCTGTTCACGTTCCAAGCGGCTCCTACGTCGTTCCGGCCGACGTGATTTCCGGCATGGGCGAAGGAAACACCATGGCCGGTTTCAAAATCCTGAAGCGGGTGTTTTCCGGTCTGCCCTATGGCGGCGGCAAGCAGCCCTACGGCGCCAAGGGAGGCCCATATGGGCGAGGAAGCAATCCTTACGACAGCGACTTGGGAAAGCTGTATGGCTCATCAATCTCTGGTCACGCCAAAGGTGGAAAAACCGGCTCGGATGTCAAAGTCGTGGTTGCGGGCGGCGAATTCACGCTCACGCCTCAAGAGGTGCTGAAGGCTGGCGATGGAGACATGGATCGCGGCCATCGCGTCCTCGACGACTTCGTCAAGCAGATGCGAGGTCATATTGTTCGAACAATGAGCAAGTTACCCGGCCCTAAACACGATTGAGGGGAGCCGCGTGAACGACTCCCCTCTTGTGCCATGCCAGACCGGACCCAGCCATGCCGTACCAAACCACGCCATGCCGTCCCTTCTTTGGATGTGGAATGAGACAAAAATGAGGATCGTAAAGTGATCGAGCAAGTGAAAGTCAGGATTGGACGGCCGGAGGATCTCGACGGCGTGATGTCCTTAGCCCTGCAATGCACCTATGAAAACGGCTTGGTGAGGCCCGATGTCGAGAAGATCCTGCGAGAAATGTGGGCCTCGCTCCATCAAGACCATGGCGTCGTCGGCGTCGTCGGCGACCTAGGCCATCCGCCGGAGGCGGGAATCCTGCTGCGGGTGGACACGTTGAGCTATAGCGACGAGCCGATCCTGTGCGAGCGCGCGGTTTTTGTTCATCCAGATTTCCGGCAGGCCAAGGGCGGCCGGGCCAGCCGCCTGTGCGAATTCGCCAAGCAGTGCGCCGCGAGCCTCAATATGACTCTCCTCATCGGCATGCTATCTTCCGACAGAACCGATGCAAAAGTTCGCCTTTACGAACGCCACTTCGGTCATCCGGCGGGCGCATATTGGCTTTGGGGCCAGAAGACTGGCGTCAAACAAGAAGCGGCGGAGTAGGTAAAATGGGTGGCAAGACTCAGCAATCATCTTCGCAAGTCTCGATACCTCCAGAGGTGCTCGCCCGCTATAATAGCGTCAACGCTCAAGCTCAAAACGTCGCCGCGACGCCATTTCAACAATACTCTTCTGATCCGAATGCTTTTGTCGCGCCGCTCACCACCGCGCAGCAGGCTGGCATCCAGCAGACAGGCCAGTACGCCAACGCCGCGCAACCATGGCTCCAGCAGGCCGGAAACATGACGATGGCAGGGTCCGGGGCCGCGACGCCGGGCGCGCTCGGCGCTGACCAGATAAATCAATATATGAGCCCATTTACTCAAAATGTGACAAGCCAAATGGGCGCGCTGATGAACCAGCAGGCCCAGACCGCGCAGTCCGGCCAGATGGGAAACGCAATAAAAAGCGGAGCCTTTGGCGGTGATCGAGCAGGCGTGGCGGCAGCGAACCTCCAAGGCCAGAACGCGCTGGCATATGGAAATGCAATGGCGCCAGTTCTACAGGCTGGCTACAACACAGCGCTCCAGACCGCAGGCCAGCAGCAGCAACTCGACTATGCCTCCCAGCAGGCGAACCTACAGCGCCAGATGGCGGGCGGCCAGCAGATGGCTGGCCTAGGCATGAACGCCCAGCAGGCGGGCCTCGCAGGCGCGCAGGCGATGATGGGCGCGGGTCAGATGCAGCAGCAGACCCAGCAGGCGGGCCAGAGCGCGCTCTACAACCAATATCAGCAGCAGCAGAGCTATCCCTTCCAAGTGATGTCGTTCCTAGCGAACATCGCGGAGGGGACCGGCGCGCTGTCGGGACAAACAACGAACACAACCCAGCCCGCGCCGTTCTTCTCCGACCGGCGCCTGAAGGAGAACGTCAAGAAGATCGGCACCGCCAAGAACGGCCTGCCGATTCATTCCTTCAGCTACAAGGACGATCCGGACAAGCTCACCCGGCTCGGCTTCATGGCCGACGAGGTGGAGAAGAAGCACCCGGAGGCGGTGGGCCTCGCGGGCGGCTACAAAACCGTCGATTACAAGCGCGCGGCCAGATCCTACGGCGGCGGCCTCGTCCCCATCGAATCTTCCGGCGGCAGCGTCACCGACTTCGATCAGGGCGCGGCCTATGATCGCGGCGGATATGGCGACGGCGGAGGTCCGAATATTCAGGATTTGCTCAAGCAGCAGTCCCAGTCATATGCCCCGATTACCGGAGGCGAAGAGCGTGACGTGACCGCAGGCCTGCCCGGCAAAGCCAAGAAGGGGCTCGCCGCCGCGTCACAAGGCCAACCGCGTCAGCCGCTGAAGCCAGCACAGGCGCCGGGTCAGCAGCCAAGCGCCCTGTCACAGGTTTCTCAACTCGGCCAGCAGGCCAAGAGCCTAGTCGATACCGGCCAGAAGGGTTGGGCTGGCGCGCAGGCTCTCAACAAGAACTTGTCGCAAGACACGGCGCCACAGAAAGATGCTCCTGTCACCCCAGCCGCTCCGCCTTCGCAGGATGTTCCCACTGCTGCGCCGCCCGCGCCCATTGTGAATCCAGACACGCCAGCGCCAGAGCTTGACAACGCGCGCGGCGGTCTGATCCCGCGCCACGGCTACGCCACCGATGGCGAAGTCCAGCCGTCCGGCGTCCCGGCAATGGTGCAGACTTCCGTCCCGTCGAACCTGTTGGCTGAGACGAAGGAATATCAGCAGGGCCGCGATGAGGCCCAGCAGGCGCAAGTCCGCGCCAACAATGTGCAGGACCAGCAGCGCGCCAACCTCGCCTCGGCAGGCATCAGCGCCACGCCGGACATGACGCCCTTCGGCCAGATGATGGCGGCGCGCGGCTTGCAGAATTCAGCAAAGGTCTACGGCGCGCCCGGCGGCTATTACGACCCGACCAATGGCGGCTCGATGTTTGGCAGTCGCGGCGGCCTGATGGGCCGCAGCCATTTCGAAAGCGGCGGCGACGCTCCCTACGAGGGCGACACCGGCCCCGGCGGGCTCGACATCCCGGTCGATCAAAGCTGGCGCGAAGACAAAAAAGAAGAAGACGCCATGGCGCCCAAGCCTCCGCCCAGCAGCGGCGGCAGCGGAGCCAGCGATGCGCTTGGCGCGATCAAGGGAATCGCCGGACTCGCGACGATGTTTCTCGGCACTGGCGGCCTCGCTGGCCGCCGCAGGCGCGAGGACGGCGGCGAACTTAAATCCGATCTTCCCGGCCTGCCGCCAGATGAAGGCGGCCCTCCCGATTCTGTGGCGGCTCCGGCGGCTCCTCAGAATTCCGGAACGCCAGAGCGTAGCTGGTGGGATAACCTGTGGGGCGGCGGCGATCTTAAATACATTCCTCCAGCAGAGCAGCATGCTCCCAACGATGATCTTGACCCGCGTGGACCCGGTGGCGCATGGGCGCCATATGGTGCAAAAGAAACCCCCGCGCCATTGCCTCCGCCGCGTCCGGCCGGGCTGGTCGCCGCCCAGCCCCATGAACGCGCTGTCGCCACGGACATGCCTGAGCGCCCGCACAAGGCGACTGGTGTGGCTCCGCGCGAGGTGCAGGCCAGAGCAGAGCAACCGCGAGGCCGCCAGCCCATCATGATGATGGCGGCTCCGGAAGGTGGAGAAAAACTCCAGCCCGGTTATCACGGCGACTTTTTCGAAAACTGGGGCCGCGCCGATGGCGGCCGGATCTATCGCGATGACGGCGGCGCCCTTCAGTCGGATCTTCCCGGCCTCCCGGAGGACGAGGGAGGCCCGCCAGCGCCCAAGGATCTAGTCTCTGAGCCTGAGCGCCCCAATCTGAGAGATGCGCCTCTGCCGCCCGTTAAACCCGCTGGTCTGGTTCATACAGGCATGGGCAATGGCCCCTTCCAAGATGTCGATTCCGAAGGGAATGTGATCGACAACAAAAATCTTCCTGAAAGCCCGCGCGCGCCGCCGGTTCGCCCGAAGACGCTTGCCCAAGCCGCTTCCGCGCATCCGAATCCGCGCGAATTCACGGCCGAGACTTCCTCTGCTGGCGAGGGCGAACCTATCGCCTTGGAGAGCTTCAGCGGCATTGAAAATCAGCCCCGGCTGAAGCCTGCCGACATTCCGGCAAAAGTTCCGGAAGCGACCGGCGTCGTTCCTCCTGCCAAGGTAGAGCCTGTTGAGCCGGTAAAGGTCGAGCCTGTCAAGACTGCGCCCGTTGCTCCGACCGGCGTGGTCGCGCCTGTCAAGGCGGCTGCGCCTGTCGAGCCAGTCAAAACCGCGCCTGTCGCTCCGACCGGTGTGGTCGCTCCGGTTGCAAAAACTCCTCTCGATGTCAGCGTCCCCCTTGGCGCTGGCGTTCTGCCTCCGGGGCTGCACAAGGACGCCAGCGGCCACTTCGTCAATGACGCTGGCGGGGTCTATGACGAAAATTATTATAAGGATGGCGTCCAGTACACGAACAAAAACGGCGTCTGGACGCGAGGCCCGGAAGCGAGGAAAGAGGAAGGAAAAAGCGCGCAGGAATATGCGGACGAGTCTGCCGCCAAGGCGCAAAAGCCCGAAGTCGCAGCGCCGGTCGCGCCTGCTGGCGGCGTTGTCCCTCCTGAATCCAAGCCGGTTGCACCCGAAGCCAAGACCGCTCCGGCCGTTGCTCCGCAGTCGGCGGCTCCGGCCAGCGACGAGGCTGAATCGTGGCGTCGCGGCATCAAGCACGTCGAGAGCAATGGCGGCAACTATACGATCTTGGGTCCGGTGATCACCAAAGGCATGTATAGGGGCGACCGCGCCTATGGCGCCTATCAGATGATGGGCCGGAATATTCCGTCATGGTCGAAGGAGGCTCTTGGCTATTCGCTCACGCCGCAACAGCTTCTCGCTCGCCCGGATTTGCAGGACAAGATCTTCGACTTCCGCTTCGCGCGCGACGTGAAGAAATATGGAAGTCCGCAAGACGCGGCGTCAGTTTGGTTTACCGGACATCCCCTGAGCACCGCCGGAAACAGAAGCGACCAACTTGGGACGACCGCGCGCGGATATGCCGCCAAGTTTACCCAAGGCATGAACGGATCTTTCGTCGATCAGGCTGGCCGCGTGGTCAGGCGCGCCGGGCGAGATCTCGCCACCAGCGCTGAAAATGTCGGCAGCACGGTCAAGAGCGGCGCCGAAAGCCTCGGCAGCGCCGTCAGGGGCGGCTTTGACGCGGTCGGCAACATTTTAGGTGGCGGTGGCGGTGGCGGAAAAGGCCAGCGTAATTTCCAAGCCAATGCGGCCGATCAAGGTCAGGGCGGGAAGGGCGGCGACCAGAACTGGGGCCAACAGGCCGGAAATTGGTTTGGACAGAACCAAAACTGGATGATTCCTCTCCTGACCGGCCTAGGCACGATGGCGTCGAGCAATTCGCGTTACCTCGGCTCCGCAGTCCTGCAAGGCCTCGGCGGCGGCGCGCAGGCTTACGGCAAGCAGCAGGCCGATCAGGCCAATATCCAGAACGTGGCCGCCCACACTGCTTACACGAATGCGCAGCAGGGCAACCTAGATCAGGACACCGCCAACCGAATGATCGACAACCAGCGCAAGGCGATGACATCGACCTTTGGAACCATGGGTCAGGTTTATTGGACGCGCGACGAAAAGACGGGAGCCATGCAGCCAATCCCGGTCGGACAATACGAGGAAATGCAGCGGAAAGGCACCGCGCCTCAATTTGTCTCTCCGCCGCAAGTCGGCACCGCGAACACCGGGGCGTCGCCCGGCGTCCCAGCCGTCAATCCGCCTGTTATGGGACCGAATGGTCAACAGGTCTTCAGCGGCCACCCAGTCGCACCGGGCGCCGTAGCGCCGGGCGGAGCCGGGGCTCCCGCTCCTGTTCCTGCCGTGGCTGGCGCTGGGACTCCCGCTCCCGCTCCCGCTGCTGGGGCCGAAGAAAAACCTGTTGGCGCCGGGGCTCAAATCGAAACAGCCAGAGAGGCTCGCGAGACGGGTGCTGGCGGGGCTGGCGGAGCCGGTGTTGGCGCCGCAGCCATTACAGGCAGGACAAGTGGGGTTGAGGCTCCTCCCCCGCCTCCGGCTGTGGAGATTGATCGTCAGGGGGTGAATTACTCTGGCGACACCAGCACCGCGTCGCATCGCTATAATCGGTTCGACCCGACTCAGAAGGTGTATACCGATCAGGGAGACGCTGATTTTAAGAAGGTCGATCAGGCCGCCAATGACGCGCAAACTCGCGCCGGATTGCAGCAGAAGATGATGAAGGTGTCGTCTGATGTCCTTCAGAATAGAGGCTGGATGAGGACTGGACTCGGAGAAAGCACGCGCCGGGATATTTTTGAACTGATCAATAGCGCTCCGACGCTTTGGGGAGGCGGCATCAGTGAAAAGGCCCAAAAGACCATCTCTGATCACCAGCTAATGGAAAAGCTCTCGACCATACAGGCGCAGCAGCAAACAGCGGGTCATCCCACCAACGATATGTTCAACGCGATGAGACAGGTCGCTAACCCAAATCCCTCTCAACAGGGAAAGACCGTTGCCGATTTGGTTGCCAGTTCTATCGTGGAAGATACAAAGAACAGAGACAAAAAGGCGTTCTATACCAAGTATGGGTCTGAGAACAGAGGAAGTTTCTATGGAGCTTCCGACCGATTTGCTAAAGACAATCCAGAAGGAAATTACAGCTTAATGAAAGAACATCTCTCAAAGTTGCTTGAAAGGCATCCTGAGAAGGTGGCTGAATATATCCTTCATGCTCCAAAAACTCCAAAAGAGAGCAAGGCATGGAGCGATAGCGTTTTTGGCAACCACGAAGGCCGGAAGACTAAATATGTTCCGGGATTTGGCCGCGTGTTCACGGGAGAATAAAGATGGGTGTCAACGATCCGGCCCCAGACCTCGATAGCGAGGCGCCTGTGGTTGCGGCTCCTCCGAGAAAAGGCGCTCGCCCTGCCGCCCCGGTCGCCTCGAACGTCAACGCGCCCGCTCCGGATCTCGACAGCGAGGACGAGACTCCCGCAGCCAAGACAGCCCAATCGGGCGCGGAGCCGCAACACGGCTATGCGATGGATATCGCGAAGTCCGCAGGCAGCGGCGTGTTGAAGGGCGGAGCGGACATCGCTGGCCTGCCCGGCGCTGCATTGCAGGCGGAAGGATGGCTGGAGAAAAAGCTCGGCGGCGAGGGCCACGAGTACAGCCCGGATGAAAACTGGATCAAGGTCGGCGGCGTATGGGTGCCTACTATGAAAGGCGCGGAGGCCGGGCTCCAGAAATATGATCCGACCGGATTGTCTTCCTACGAATCGCAGACATTGCCCGGAACTCTCGCTGGCGGAGCCACACGCTTCGCGACCGGCGCAGCCCTGACCGGCGGCCTTGGCGAGGCTGCTGGAGCCGCCAGCGCGGGCGTGCGCGGCGCGCAGGCGCTCACCGCCGCGCAGAGGGCCGCAAAGGTAGGGCAGGCGATAAAGACCGGTGCTGTCTCTGGCGTCGGGTCTGAGGGGCTCGGCTATATCCCTGAGCACCTCGAAGGAACTCCGGAGTGGATGAAGACCGCAGCGCATGTCGCTGGCGCCGTGGCTGCGCCCATGGGGCTCAAGGCGGTAACTGGGAGGGGCGCGGCGGCAGCGTCCGGAGCCAATACATTCGGCAAAAATGTAGGCTCTGAGGTTCGTGGAAGCGCCAGCAATTTAAGCCAAGCGGAAATCGACATGGCTCACAGCGTCGGCCTAGAGCCGACGATGTACGACATCGCCGGGCCAAAAGGGCGGAAGGCTTTCGATCAGGCTGCGGCTAATTCGCCAGACGCGCGCGTCGTGGCTGACAAGATGGCGTCGGATATGGCTGATCGAGCGGCAAACGCCAAGCAGATCGTCGGCGACCACATCGAGGGGCTGAACGGCCGACCGCTGGATTCAGCATCGAGGCAGGCGGCTATCGAAGCTCAGGGCGACATCCAGAACAGCGCCAACTACGGCGCCGCGCGCGCCCACCCGAATGCCGCTGATATGTCGCATCAGGGACTGCACGATCTCGCGGATAACAGCCCGGCGCTGAGAGACGCAATCACCAAGGCGGAGGAGGCCGCGAAAGAGGTTCTCCCCATCGACAAGGCCACCGGCCTGCCCGATCAATCGAGGAAGATCATTCCGAGAAGCGCGGCGACGCCAGACACACAAGTTCCGTCATCCATCATAGGTCCGGACGGAAAGCCGGTGATGAAGACGATTCCGGGAACACCGGCAGTCGGCGGAAATCTGAATTTCTGGCACAACGTGAAGATGAATCTAGACAACCAGATCCAGAACGCCGTCAGGAGCGCGGACAAGCCTGTCATCAGCCAATTGATGGGCGTGAAAGAGCGCCTGCTCAACCAGATGGACGCCGCCATCCCCGAATATCAAACAGCACGCAACGCTGCGGCTGAAACATTCGGAGCCTCAAACGCCATCGAGGCCGGTCATAATTCCATGGGGCTGGCGAAAAAGGCGTTCAACGTCCCCGACATGAATATCAATTATTCTTCCATGACCCCGGAGCAGAAATCGCTGTTTCGCGAGGGCATGCTTGGGCATATGCACGACATCGCCACCAAGGACGGCCCGGCTGGCGTGGCGAAATTGCTGAACGATCCAAACGTCGCAAAGCATGTGAAGAATGTTCTCGGAGAGCCTGTTTTCAATCACATCAAGAACCATTCCGACATTTTGCAAAAGCTGATCAAAACCAAAGCGCCAGCATCTGAAGGCGTCCTTTCTCCTACAGTCAAGCACGAGGCTGGGAAGTGGGGCATTGGGGCCGGAGGAATTGGCGAGGCTATCGCGCTTATGCACGGCCTGCCTTTAACCGGACTCGCCGCTGGCGCGGCTGGCGCGATGGGAAGAAAAGGTTTTGAGCTTCTAAAGGACGCCAAGATCAGGCGAGAGGCAAAACGCATCGCTCCGGAAGCCGCCATGTCTCATCCAGCCACCGTGAGGCAGTATGTTCATGACGCCGCCACCAAGGCTCCAAGAGGTCTGGCGAGTCGAGCCGCCGGTCTGCCCGGAAAAGCCGCGCCATATGCCATCCCGGCATATCAGGCAGGCAAAACGGAAGAAGTGAATCCTGAATATCAGCGCGGCGGCGCGGTGAGCGGACATCAACATCTGGTGGACAGGCTATTCAGCGAGGTTGAGAAGGCCCGCAAGGCTGAGAAGGGCCGCACGTCGGTCTTGCTGCACCAGCCGGACGAGCATATCGCCAAGGCGCTCAACATGGCGCAGGCGGCAATTTAAGGAACCCGGCGATGGTCAACAGCTTCACCTATACCACAAACAAAAGCATCGCCAAGCCTGCGTTCAACAACACTGGCTGGGACGTTCCGCTCAATCAAGACTTCGACATGATCGACATGGCGATGGGCGGAACGCAGCCGATGAACCTGACAGGTTTTGCTGGCGGCGGAATTATGCTGACGCCGACGTGGCCGATTGTCGGTAGCCCCCTCGGCAGCGCCAGCTACATCCCAAAGCGCCTAGGCGTCTCCGGAACAATGACCAACTACGCGGTCATTGTTGTCCCGACAGGCGTTGCTGGAGTGTGGATAGTAGGGAATTACACGAGCGGTAATTTCGCCCTCCTCATGCAAGGACAAGGTGGCGGAGCCTATGTTACTTGCCCGAAAAATCAAGAAACACTCGTCTATTGCGACGGAACTAATGCTATAATGGTAGGAACTAACACCGCGTCACTATTCGCTGTTGGAGATTATAAATATACAGCGTCGCCAAACGGGCAGGCTGGTTGGCTTATCTGCAACGGCCAGTCTCTTCCTATTTCATCATATACGGCGTTGTGGAACGCCATCGGCGGCTATTACGGTCAGGTTGATGGGTCGCATTTCAATGTGCCGAATTTGATCGGCCGCGTGCTCGCCCACGCCGACCAGAACCAAGGC